ACAGAACCAGGAGTTACCATGGAGACACGCTTTCGCGAAGATGTTGGGAGTGTCCAAAATTTGTATCTTGGACAATTCCGCAACGAAATGTATTATGATAACGGTACCAAAAGTACCATATCAGAATTAGATTTCAATGCAGATTACCACCCTCCTATTCGGCGATGCTGGGATGAACTTCACCCCGGCCCACCGTATAGACAGGGCGGACCCTTCCGCTCCGTGAAAGGCGACGATGGATCGAAACAAATCTCAAAGATTGTGACAGTTTCAAGTCACAATTTGAGTGATCCACCCAAAAATACGTACGTCTATAGCTACACAGGCGCTTTTCAACCGCGCTTGGGTAGTCTAGGCCTAGATTATACCAATTTTTCACAAATTGGTTTGTCTGGTGCCTACGGACCTACGTATATGGATCCTAGTGAATACGGTGCACAGGCTTGGAGGCGTTTCGCTCCCAAGCTTGAATTTGCTCAACTAGGAGTAGCTGTCGCAGAAATGCGAGATCTACCCCGAATGTTGCAGCAAACAGCTAAGATTTTCAAGAATACTTGGAAATCACTTGGCGGGAAAGGTTCCACTCTCTTCGATAGAAGGGAAATTGGAAGAAATTTCCTCAACCATCAATTTGGTTGGGTACCTTTCATATCAGATATTCGTAAAACAATATCTGTAACACGCCAGTTCCACCAACATTATTCACAGATTAAACGTGATAATGGGAATTGGATTAGAAGATCTGGCACCTATCAACAGTCTCACAGCATCGACTCATTTAGCCAAACGAATTTCGGCTCAACGGATGATTATTTCTATCCGTGTGCCTATTTTCCTGCGGCGATGTTCGATGGTCCTTACCGTGGAACAGCTGTTAAACGTGTTATCTCGGAAGAGAAAATCACGTTTTCTGGCAAGTTCAGGTATTGGATTCCTAGCTTTGATAGTGATGATACGTATCTTTTATACATACGTAATGCACTCCAATTATATGGACTGCACATATCACCATCATTGCTCTGGGAGGCTATGCCCTGGTCTTGGCTCATAGATTGGTGGAGTAACGCGGGAGACGTTCTTAGTAATTTGTCTCAATCGTTACAATACGGTCTAGGAGCCCAGTACGCGTACATTATGCGGAATGTTCGTAAATCTTACAAACTTTCCGTTACCCCGTATTTCAAATATGGGGATAATGGGCTTATCTGCGCCGAAGGTTGTGTATCTTCTAAACGCAGAGAAGCTGCGCATCCGTGGGGTTTTGACCTCGAGTGGGGCGAACTTAGTCCCACTCAGATCGCAATACTAGCCGCTTTAGGATTAGCGAATTCTTAACTAATCCAGGTTAGTATTATCAATCCGTGGCGGTATAATCCGCCGCTTAACATAAATTCTTATATTAAGGAGGTCTACCATGTTAGCAGACCCTCAAACCATCGCTTCGACTGCCGTTGCTTGTATTTCAAAGAACGACAACCGATCCATTTACCAGTCTGCGGACGGGATATTGAAGTTAACAATATCCCATTCCGTATCCGGTAAACGTACCCGCCACCTTATCCGCCTCGACCAATACCTGGTCGCTGAGGATCCTCTGTCTGCTGTGAATGTTTCACAGCAAGCAGCCGTCTACATGGTCATTGATGAGCCCGATTTCGGGTTTACCGATGAGCAGTTGAAAGGTATGGTAAATGCTGTACAAGCTTTTGTTGCAGCAGATACCTTTGCGGTTACATATGATATTCTTGAGCTCCAGCATTAAGAGCTCTTGGCATCATAGATGGTAAGAAGGCTATTTGCATGGCTGGACGACGACCCCAAACACTTTGGAGGCATCGTGAAAAGCCACGTAAGTGACCTTGTTAGTATCGCTCATAGCGTCTATATAGACGCCATGGGCCAGTGTTCCATGTCCC